GTAATGTTGCTGATATGCCCAACACCGATGTCAACGCCAGCCGTCAGGTCGTCGCCAGTCACAAACAGATTCTTTTTGATGTCCCAATAGGTCTTTGCGCCCACCCATTCGATGTTGATGACCGATCCGGGGTCTTGCAGGTCTGTTCCGACACCAATGCTGGTGTAGGTGTAGATCGGCTGCTTCAATACCGTCCACGTAGTGCCCAACGTGGTGTTCACCGTGCCATCATACACATGACCGTTGAAATAAAAACAATCGAAGCCAACACTGGCTTGCTGTGCAATGGGGAATTGCGCGTTCATGTCAAAGCCGAATTGAGCGTGATTGACGTTGGCGACGGGGCCAATCTCGAACTGGACAATGCCCTGATTGAATAGGTTGGTCTGATCTGTCAGGAACAGCTTCGCATCATCGAACAGTTGGACATACCAAGCGTTCGTGCTCTGCGCCTGCGCCGTTGTTAATGCCGCCAGCAATGCCGCGACTCCGATGAATGATTTGATTTTATTCATAAATTTACCACTTGATGAATCCGTGACCATTAAAGCTCATCACGAAATTGCAGAGTATGAGCACGCAAAAAAGAACAACTACCAGTATCACCCACTTTTGCATTGGCCCTGAAACGTAGTTTTTTATTACCCACCACACAAAGCTAAGGACTATAACGGCCACTACCAGCAGGATAAGTCCTTCACCCAGACCTCCTGAGCTTACGATTGCATCTGCGAACGTTGGAATAATGTGCATATTTCCTTTCAGTTATTTTTGGTTGTTGGCGGTGTTGGTGCGAAAAGTATCGTCAGCCCCTTGCCGATCACCGAGAGGATGAATCCGGTTAGGGCGATATACCAGAGCGCGGTTGCGTGGCTGGACGCCCCGGCCAGCGTGGAGAGGACTCCGACGCCCATCAGACCAACGCCGATGATGCTAACGGCGTCGCCGAGGTTTGTGAGATTGAGTGAATTTTTCATGGTTTTTCTTTGGCTGTTTAACTCTTGCAAAAGCAGCATACAACAGGAAAGCCACCAGCACAAGAATTAAAATCTTAAAGAAAGTGTTCATCAATGTGACGCGGTCTTCATTGCCACCAGCCAGTCCATCACCTTGCCAAGCACGATGAACGCACCCATAATTCCACCACCCATCCAGACCAGCCTCTTATACCGATTATTGTCCCCCACCAGCCCGTTCTTGCCTGTCTTGCCGTAAAGCGTGTAGTTATGTCGAGCCACCAAAGCCACCAGTCCGGGCTTGTTCAAGTCGAGCGGGTCGCCCACCAGCGAATGGTGAATGTCAGTCAACATCCTGTTGCGTTGCGCCTCCGTCAGGCAGTCCGGGCATTTAAGCTGGTCGCTCATAATCTTTGTTACTTTCGCAGTTGTGAATTGGTCATTGTTCCAACAGTCGGCATCAGGCGCACGCTCGCCGTCATGCTTTGCAGCCCATTCGAGTTGCAATTCACACGGATTATAATCATCGAGTTTTGGCCGAGCATGAAGTTTTGTGGAATGACCGCGCTGCCGTCTGCGTTGGTGATGGCCAACAGTTGATTAGCTACGACAACAGCATTGCTGCCTTCCCATGTCTGCGGCTGTATGCTGCTGGCGACATTCGTGGTGGAAGTCATAACGAACTGTTGCGCGTTTACTGCGCTGGCCAAAATGACCAGCCCGACGATGGATATAAGTGTTTTTTTCATGGTTTATTTACGGTGACGTTACCCTCATCAAAATCCCGTTGGTGAAATAAAGCGTGTTCGTTCGCAACAATGCTGTGTCGGTAAATTGCAAGTTTGTTGTCATGCCGCCAGTGATGCTAGTGGACGGGATGTTAGTCAACCCGCTGCCATTGCCATAATACACTCCCTTTGCCAACATAACTCCATTATCCGCTATAACAAATGTGGGATTACTAGGAAGGCCAATTTCGAATTCAGGCAACGCCATCGAATAATTACTAAAACGGTTTTCATATCGGATGTTTCTCTGATTATTAAGACCCTGAAAAACGAAGTCCACCAAATCAAGAGACAAGTCTTGAAATATCACCCCATTAATCCCGTCTCTGTTTTGCAAAAGAAGCGCAACCCCGCCATATTGGTCTCCAAGTTCCTGTAAAACAAGTTGAGTATTTCCCGTGATAGTTCCATTCGTAATCCCTACCCTACCAATACTTGCTGAATTAGTCGCCACCAGACTCGCGCTGCCATTATTCGTCACAAGACCATTCGGAACACTTCCACCCAACAACGCTATCGTTCCCGCATCCAACTTGTTACTGTTGATAGTGCCCACCTGAATGTTCGTGCCTGAAATGTTTGTTAATCCGCCGCCATTACCAGTGAACAGATTAGCCTGATTCGTCATGTTCACCGCAACGGTCTTGCCAAAGTTGTTTGTCGCGGCCAAAGCCGCCGCCGTTCCAGCGCCGTTTGTGTCAAACCAGATTATATTGTTGGTGAACACGATTTGGTTCGTGGTGATGCCGGATAAGTTTGTCAGCGTGGCCGACGGCGGTTGACCGCCACTGCCGGATATGTTCGTCAATCCGCTGCCGTTGCCGACGAAACTCGCCGCCGTCACGCTGCCAAAGGTCGCATTGCCACTACCATCATCCAGAGTGTTATCCGTTGTTACAACTGGTTGTCTTGCGTTTCCTAAAGTTATAGTCGTCCCGTCCCAACCGAAAAGTGGATGATTATTATTTCCGTCTAATATCCCCTCCCCCACAAAAGCTAATGACAAACCCTCACTATTGTCAATAAATTTCATATAAGCAGACCCGCCACCGCCATTACCATCATAAACTTCAAAGAATGGGTCGCCATTACTATCAGTCATATATATTGCTGGGAAGGAACCTGAATTTGGGTCTGCCCCTATGGTAATTGTTGTTCCGATATTCCCTACAAATGGCCAGACAGAGTTTCCACTTCCATCATCAAGGGTGTTGTTTTCTGTTGAGACCGTTCCATTGCCGCCGTTCAAATTCAGCGAAGCATAGCCGCTCAGAATAAGTATGCCGTTTCCTAGTGCATCGATAATATCAAAGTTTAAACCGCCGACGTAATAAATCCCTGGGACATTGAGATAGTTGTCGGACTGAACAGTGCCAATCGTCGCGGTATTCGTCACGTTGATGTTGTCGAAGTTTGTGGTTGAAGTGCCACCACCATTGGCAAGCACATACGGTATTCCTATATCATTCCAGAAGTCGGCCATCCTTGCAGGAGACATATAGACATCTTGTGACACCATATTTGTTGCCTGACCGATGCTGGCTGGTGCTGGAATGGTTTGCGCCAATCCCGTCGCCACCACCAACAATGCCAAGACGAGTGCTATTGATGTTTTACCCATGAGTAACGTGATTGTAGTTTGAAGTTTGCCGCAGCTTGAATAGGCGAAACTGTCGTAGGCGACCCGTTTGTGTCTGCAAATGAAATGTGAGTCTCTCCGGTGTAAATCACCGACCATGTAAGGCCGCCATCACTTGTGGTCTGGGCAAACGGTGGACACCCAGCATTATCCGCACCGCCAATCCCTTTTGAATTTAACAACGTCCCCGAAGTCATTTCCAGGAAAAGCGGATTGCTGGACTGCGGCACAAGATACAAGTCCTCCCGAATCAGAAGGTTTGTCGTTACACCAAGACCCGCCAGTGATACCGTGTAATTCGTCCGGTAAGTCGGAATGGCAAAGTTTGTGATATAAACCGTGACGAGAGTGCTGTTGACATAGTTCGTCGGTGCAAGGCCATTTGTTGCCGCCAAAGCCGCCGCTGTGCCCGCACCCGCAAGGTCGAAGAAGTTCGTGTTCTGAAATGCCGCCAAGCCGGTTGTCTTGCCCATCCCGTTAGTCGCTGCTGTTGCCGCCGTTGTTCCCGCACCCGCAAGGTCGAAATAACTGACAGATTGATACGCCGCACCCAAAATCCCATTCGTGGCCAATTTTGTCGCTGCTGTTGCCGACCCATTCGTGTCAAACCAGACCGTGTTGTTCGTGAACACGATTTGGTTCGTGGTAATACCTGAAAGATTCGTCAACGTGGTAGAAGGTGGTTGATATTTCAAGTTGTTCGTGGCCGCCAAAGATGATGCGTTAGCTACATTCGTCGCCGCGAGTAATGTGATGCCATTCGTCGGCCCGCTCACCAATGCCTGAACATGAGCATCCACTGTGGCTTGCAAGTTGGTGTCGTAATAATTGTCCTGAAATGCCGATGCCGCGAATGGCAGCAACAGCCCGACCAGAATTGGAATAAAGCGTTTCATAATTATTGTTCCCATGCTTTCGTTACAGGATTCCACATATACAGAATTTTGTTCGTGTAATCCCAATAGACCCCCGATGTGCCTGCCGGAACTGGCGGCGTAGTTTGTGAGGACGGAGTGCCCGACCCTGAGAAAACGCCACCGCCACTGCTTGCCGCCCCTTGCAAAACGCAAAGCATGACATCGCGGGTGGAAAGACCGTCATATCCGGCGGCAATGGCGTTGATTAAAACTTGATCGGCTGTTGTAAGGGCTGTTGTGTATGCTGCCATATTTTTCGTTAGTTAAAGATTGAGGCGAGACACTTTTTGATGTCGCCAGTTGAAAGGCCGTCGTAACCGGCGGTGACTGCGGCGGCAATCTGCGATGTGGCAGAGTTGCCGCCGCTGTAAAGATACGCCAAGCACAACCAGCAGTCGTGCGGGCTTAACCCGTCCGCGCCGCCTGCCAGCGCACCCGCAAGCAAGGTGGCAGCGTTCATAGTTGGTTACTCCCCAATTTCGAGGCGTAGATAAAGCAGAATGCGCCGGAGGTCATCTTCCGACCATTCACGGAATGCCACCACACCCGCCAACGCGCCAAGCACGTCAACATCAGATGAAATCGCGCTATAGACCACCTTGCAGTTTGCCCAATCAATCGCTACAGATGCACGCTGCATGTCGCCTGTCGGCAGTGGGCCGAAGATTGTGGTTGCGTCCTGCTTCAACGCGATACGGTTTGCCAGAGTGTCAGGATCATACTTCGTCAACGGAGACGAAGCATCGTTTGCCAATTCCTTCGCTCGAAGATAGACTG